TCAAATTGCACAATAGTATAGATGAATTGACTACAGAACTAACCGACTATATAGCAGCAGTTGATGCCAAAATTGGTGAATTGAATGAATCTATTAGAACAATGAGTGCTGATGTACAAAGCCAAGAAAAAGTATCTGAACAACTACAGGAGGAAAAAACACTAATAGATCAAAAACTTGGTAAATTGATAGCAGCATCTGCATATTCTGATACAGAAATGAAGTCTACACTAGAAGCCCTGAATGAATTACAACAAAAACTGGAAGAAACCACATTACAAAACACGGCGTTGAATGAAGAAAAAAATAATGCTCTCGAGCAATTAGAAGCCGTAAAAGAAACTGCTGATGAAGTAACCAGATTAACAGAAGAAAACAATAGAATGAAAGAAGAAATAGGTGGGTTTGAAACTAAAATAGCTAACCTAAACAGTAAAATGGAAAATGAAAGAATCGCCAATAAAAAATTGAATGAAGGTGCTTTTTTGGAATTAAATGCAACAATTGCTACAATAGAATCTCAAAGAGAAGCAATTAAAACCGAGTTAGATGAAAAAATTAGAGAATTGACAGATAAAACCGAATCAGCTAGAGCAACAATAGAACAACTTGAAAATGACGTAAAATCTTCAAAAAATGAAACATTGGCTGCAAAAAAAGCATTTGAAACAGCAGCTAAAAGTGCTAATGCCGCATTAGGTCATCTAGAAAGTATTTCTAAACAAAAAGAAGAAGTCGATAAGCAAATAAGTGGATTAGAAAAAGAAAAAAACACTCTAAATGCAGCAAATGCTGCATGTAAAGCCAAAATAGTGGCATTAAACAAACAAATTGAAGATGCAAATAACAAAATAGTTATATTGCAAGACATGCTTTCTAGTGCCACGCGGAAGCTTAACACTGAACAACAATCTAATGTAGATGTAATTATTGACAATGCTAACCATGAACAACAAACTAGTGTAAATGGTAACAATGCTAACCCTGAACAACAAACTAATGTAGATGTAAATGGTAACGATGCTGGTAAACCCCTCAAACCAAATAATAATATCGATCCGTTTGTGAACGGATCAATTAGAACTGGAAATATGTCATCAGTTGGTAGATCCAATAATGGTAATATACAAAAACTTAACCCAAAATATACCCTACCAGGTATTAAAACAAACACAGGTCCTCCTCTATCTAGAAGTAATAGTAATAACCTTGACACAATATCGGGTCTTAATGATGAGATTTCGAAGCAATCTGTTCTACTAGCGGATGCTAGAGCAAAATATAACAATGCTAGACTTATTGGGACAACTATTGAACAAGATACAGCGGCAAGAAAAATGAAAGATATTAGTGACACTATAACAAACTTAAGACAAGATATTGTCAGTATAGAAGCTGAACACGCTATAAAAAAAAGACCAGGCGGTAAAAAATACACAAAAAAACGTAACTCCGTTACAAAACGCCACCAAAGCAATGCCAAAAAAACCCATAAAGCACAAAATAAAATCGCGAATAAAAAAACGCGCAAGGTATACAAATCGAAAGTACTGAAAACAAAATCACACAAGGGAAAACGACCCCATAAACGTACTATGCGCCGATAAACCCCATGATTTGATTTATCCATTTATTTCCACAATCGGTATCGTCTCCATCTAAATAGGTGGCATTCTCATTGGTTTTTAAATGCAATAATCTACTGTCTAGCTGTGCGGTGTGATGCCCAGGGGCATCACGTTCCATACATCTAGCATCATGCTGGTCCGTATGGATTTTTAATCCATGCGACCAGTCACTAATATCGTCTTGCAATAACCAGTCGTCGTGGTATTTCTTACATTTCGTAAGATATTCCAATGATATTCCCGATTCACCTGAACGGTCCCGCTTGGTAATTCGTTCAATGCATACATCCGGGTCAGCATCAATATAAATACACCTATGAATAGGAAACCCCGATGTAAACTCATCATAAATAAGATTGTATATTTGGAAACATATTTTGCTAATAATACCGTCATCAAACAACATTTTCGCAAACACATTTCGGTCTGCATCCAATGACCGCTCGCAAATAATTATTTTGCAATCGGGGTTCTCCCGAATTGTTTTGCGCAAGAGAGAAATCCGTGTTATATAGGCCATTTGTTGAAATGCAAACGCATATTCTTTCGGGTTTTGATAAAATAAATTGAGCATTTTTGTACCATTTTCATCGCATATTCCCTCCCAAATATCCACCGGTTCTTGCACAAATACAATATCTTCCCGGCCAGCATACTTCTCCTGCATTTTTTTCAAAATACTGCTTTTACCGGCGCCGATATTTCCTTCAATGGTAACTAATAGTGGTTGCATCTTTATAGTAGTCGGTGGGACGGAGGGTGAGTATATGAATAATAATATTTAGAATGATGTATATAACACAATCATTTTATATATGTTTATAATCAATTTTATGCAGGAAGTTTGGAACATATCGGGATATCGGGCATCAGTCCACCCAACTAGACATTAAAAATCCATACAGACCAGTCAATAAAATACAAACCAAGATACAATTATCAAAATATATACTATATAAAAGCTACGGATGAAACCCACCCTATTGGTTATGGTTATTACATGTATTTTAGGGTTCATTATTGGGTGGATTTATAAAGGAGTTTGGGATGAAAATAAGCAGTTATATGATTATATAACGGAGAACCAAATAATAAAACACCCATATAAACCACCAAGTTCTCCACCCCCAACCGTCATTCCCAAAAAATTGTTCCAAACATGGCACACAAAGAAAATACCGCCTAAAATGCGCGAAGCAGTTGACAGTATTCAAAAATGCAACCCGGAACTAGAATACTTTTTATTCGACGAAGCCGAGTGTATAGCTTTTATAAAACAATATTTCTCCGATGATGTGTTATATGCATATAACAAACTACTGCCGGGTGCATATAAGGCCGATTTATGGCGATATTGCGTTATGTATATCCACGGCGGTGTATATTTAGATATAAAATACCAATGTGTAGACGGGTTCAAGTTTGTGGATATTATGGATAGAGAACATTTTGTATTAGAAAGACCCTATTTCTGGAAACCAAATACACATGGTATTTACAATGCACTCATTATTGCAAAACCAAGTAACCCCATATTTTTCAAATGTATTCAGCAAATTGTGCGAAATGCACAGACCAATTATTACGGGTTCAATGAATTATATCCTACCGGTCCGGGGCTTTTAGGAGAACTTTATTTCGGAAATATAAATGAAAATGGGAATAAATTCCGGGATGTAAAATTGTTTTTTAATGTCTGGTCGCATGGATTGAAAACCCATACAGACCAGCATGTTGCTAGATGTATGGAAAGTGATGCCCTGGGGCATCACATCACATATCTAGACATTAATGACTTGTCGCAAAACGAGGATATTATTATTTATGGGAACCAGATTATTTTGCGGTCCTACCCGGAATATAGGAACGAGCAAAAACACCATCAAGTTAGCAGGCATTATACTGAGTTATGGTATGAACATGGTATATATAATCCAGAAAAAAATAATGTGTAAATATATAAGATGAGTAGAGGCCCCACCCAGCAATATTTATCTGGACAACCCGTATCGTCCACTCCATCTAATTCGTTTGAATGTAAAACCTTTGATCTAAACACTGTATTAGCTCGTTTAAAAACAACTGCAGAAACCATACAAACAAATTATGCAGCCAATACAGAAGTTGATGAACATGAAACTACAATTCCAACTAAAATTGCTACCTTATTGAGATCTATTGATGTGTTAACGCCAAAAATAAACCAAATGCAAGAAGGATATAATTCAGTATGTAGTCAATTAAAATCGAAACCTAGTGTGACTACTGGTGAAATGGAAGCATATAATGATATAAAAGGCAGTTTGCAAACATGGGTTGATGATGTAAATAAAACATGCACAACCCTTGATGAATTAAAATCGCCGACGCCGTCACCTGAAACAACTAACAAATCTTGGTTTTCAGGTATTACTAAGATCTTTACATCTGACCCAATTAAGAAAATACATGAAGAATTATATGTTATTAATATTAATATAATCGTATATTATAATAGGGCTGTTGAAACATTTAATAAAAATGCCGGACAAACAATACAACTAGAAACTATTAATCAACCAATCGGAGAACTGATACCATCAAATGGTGGAAGTAGACTACGAAAACGTAATGCTGGAAAAACGAACAAGCGTGGAAACAAACGCGGACGAAAGAACACCAAAAAATCACATAAATCCAGAAAATAAATAATTCCCCTATTATGGATATAAAAATCTACTATGTATTCATATATACATATTAGATTGCATGATGGAATATTTGAAACCGATGACAGGAGTATATACAATATACACCCGGTCTGATTGTCCCTATTGCAAAATGGTATTGGATTTATTGAAAAACGAGAACCCGCCAGTGGACGAAATCTGTTGTGATGATTATATTACACAGCCGAAAGACAAAGACCGGTTTTTCCAATTTATTCAACAAATATCAGGCAAATCACATAAAACATTTCCGGTTGTGTTTTTAGACGAAGAGTTTATTGGGGGATATACCGAAACCAAAGCATTCGTGGAATACGTAAATACACTATACCCCAAATAATCGATATATCACACTCCGTACGACATGCGCGATGCTTGCAGTACGGTCAATACCCTATTCGGGGCACATCAAATGTTTTATTTGCCCGAAATCGCAATAAATCCAGTTCTCTGGTTGTAGTAGGAAACTCGCTCATTCCATATATGTCTTGCAATAGTAACCATTCGAATAACCCCCCGCTGTAAATATAGACGTTTTTAAATCCGAGAGAACATAATTGCTTATATTTTTTTTCTACACTTACATCTACCGAGTTTTTTCCATAGATAATAAAACAATTACGCATTTGGAATTGGGTAATTTTTTCGTTAATAGTGGTTTCCTCAATCTCGCACGGTAATGTATTTTTAATCAGGCATTTTTGTTCATTTGCCGGCAATGTATTGATTATCAAATAGTGCAATGGATGTTCTATAGCATATTTCACGTCTTCAAATCCTATTTTCTGCATAGGTTTTTCAAACCATCCAGATAACATATACATAATAATAACAATCGTATTATGTATATATTATTTCGGGTTTATGTTTGTTATAGTAGAAAATTGAAAATACTATTTATAAAAATGAATTGAATATATTTTTATATAATATTATTATATACCCCTACAAACTTTAAACTCTCAACTCTCGCAAAATGGACCTTACTCAATCAAAGCTTACTCGTGCTGAATGGACCAGTATTGAAATACAGGTCCCCGAAGACGAATTATTTGTATTAAAAATGATTAATGAAGGATGCAGTAATGTCAATATTCGTACAAATAGGCATCTATCTCTTATACAGTATATAAAATTGGAAAAGACAGCGTCAAATGAAACCTGTCTATATGAAAAGTATTTCCAACCAGGTATTACCGAAATGGTGAATAAGTATAACACTATGAGTGGTATAACGGCGTTTACCGTCCCGGCCACCGTAGCAAAGGATGCCAAAGCTCTCAAACGTGCAGATTCCATTCGCATTGAAAACATGGACATCAGTACAAGTCGCATGAAGATATTCGAATATACACTATTGGACTTTTGTGAACGGTTATTGGAAAAACTAGTGGTCTTGGAACCTACCTATAACTATAAGCCCCCCTCCAAAAAATCATCCAAAAAAAGCGCCGAATTGGCAGTTGCCTCGAACCATAATCCAGTAACCGCAGACAAATCATTCGTATATTATTTGTATTCCCTTATCCAGTTTCAGACTAATTCCATTGAACATATCAGTCAATTTGTCAAGAGGTTTGTTACCGATGTGGTGCAATATGCCCGGACAAAAACGACTATCGCTGACGTAGTACATAGTGCATATGCTATTATTGAACAAAATCCCTATCTGTTAAAATATGAGGACCTATGTTTGTATTCGCATCAAAAAGAGTTGTTTTCTATCTTCAATAAAGACAAACAGCCTAAACTCGTGTTGTATATGGCCCCCACTGGAACAGGTAAAACAATGTCGCCTATTGGATTATCCAATACCCACCGGGTTATATTCGTATGTGTTGCTAGACACGTTGGACTAGCCTTAGCAAAGAGTGCTATATCCGTAGAAAAGAAAATCGCATTCGCATTTGGATGCGAAACCGCGTCCGATATTCGTCTGCATTATTTTGCGGCCACGGACTATACTATCAACAAGCGTTCTGGTGGAATAGGAAAGGTGGATAACAGTATTGGAGACAAGGTAGAGATTATGATTTGCGACGTGAAATCCTACTTGGTTGCAATGCAATATATGCTGGCATTTAATAGGGAGAACCGGATAGTAACCTATTGGGATGAGCCGACAATTACGATGGATTATGAAACCCATGAACTACATGAACAAATCCATAAAAACTGGATGGAAAATCGGATTTCTAAGATGGTATTATCTTGCGCCACATTACCGAAAGAACATGAGATGGCGCCTACCATCATGGATTTCCGCTATAAGTTTGATGGTGCGGATGTATATACCATCCAAAGCTATGATTGCAAGAAATCGATATCTCTATTAAACAAAGATAGTAAACCAGTTCTCCCCCATTTACTATTTGCGGATTATAGAGAATTACAGGAATGTGCACAACATTGCAATGAAAACAAATCATTGCTGCGCTATTTCGATTTGAAGGAAATTGTCCGATTTGTCGAGTATGCCAACCAAGTACCCGATGTTATAGAAGAAGTATACAAGATGGAGTATTATTTTGAAGACGATATTTGCAAGGTGACTATGAATGGACTGAAAATCTATTATTTGGATTTATTGACAAAAATCAATGCGGAACTATGGCCAGAGATGTATGCGTATTTATCGTGCCCGCCTCCATCGGGGTCTATTACAAAAACATATAGTAATACTGATGGAAAAACACTTACTCGCAATTTCCAAGCGGAAAGACTGCGCAATATTCAAAGCGAGGAAATTATCCGCGAACCTGCTGCAGCAACGATTTTCCGACAAAATAGTGTATCTGTCATGAATACGTCCTCGACACCTGGTTCTGTTCAAAAAGCGCCGAATGCCCAAGCGGGTATATTACTTACCACGGCGGATGCGCATACATTGACAGACGGTCCGGCTATTTATTTGGCGGAAGATATTCAGAAAGTGGGTGCATTCCTTATTCATCAAACGAAAATCCCGGAGCGCGTATTTGCAAATATGATGGAAAAAATAGAGAGAAACAATCAATTTCAACGGAAGCTCGACGTAATGGAAAAGGATTTAGAAGACAAAATGGGCAAAGATGTAGAGAAATCGAAAAAAATGGAGCGTGAGAACTTTAGTAGTGAGGTAAAAAACCTGAAAAAGGAGGTTGAACAACTGCGTAGTCAAATACAAATCGTAAGTATGGACAAAATGTATTTGCCAAATACTCCGCAGCATCAAAACTTGTGGCTGCCTTCTGGAAAGGACCCCGTAAAGAATGCGTTTATTCCGGATATAGATGAGTTGACCATAAAGGAAATTATGATGCTTGATGTGGATACGCATAAAAAACTCTTGCTTATTTTGGGAGTGGGTATGTTTGATGCAACTACTCCGGCACAATACATGGAAGTAATGAAACGATTGGCAATCTCCCAGAGATTGTTGATTATTATAGCTTCATCTGATTATATCTATGGTACAAATTACCAGTTTTGTCACGGGTTCATTGGCCGGGATTTGCAGAATATGACGCAGCAAAAAATTATTCAGGCAATGGGTCGTATTGGACGAAACAAAATACAGCAGGAATATACGGTGCGTTTTAGAGATGACGCTATGATTGCATCGCTATTCTTACCGCCAATTCACAATCGCGAAGCCGATATTATGGCACAATTGTTTTCTTCATAATGCCTGGTCGTGTGGGGGTATGTATATAGATTGTTGACTAAAAATAAAAAACGTATGAAATTGAAATACATTTTTTATTGCCTTACCATATGGATTTTTAATGTCTAGATGTGTGGTGTGATGCCCCGGGGCATCACGTTCCATACATTTAGCATCATGCTGACCATATGGATTTTTAATCCATACAGTCAGTCATTAATCCATACGGTCAGACAGTAAATACGTCCAAGACATATTAGCAATTCACCTTGTAACTATCACATTCTGTCTTGTGTGATTTGTATCCATACCAAGCGTTATATCCCTGCTGTTTCCATACTTTGTATGCACAATTACTGTTGGATTGGCAATTAAACAAACTTGAACATGTTGCAGAGCACTCATTGTATTTGGAACTGGGGTCGCCTGAACACCAATAATAGCTGTTTATTTGAAATAATCCATAATCAGTGGTCCCATCCGTGTTTTTATTTGTTGCATCACAGTTATAAGAGCTTTCGTACTTGCTAATACACACCATAGTTCCTATAGCACTTTCTGGGAAACCAGAATTACGCAAGTAACTCGCAATTTGACATTGGGATTGCACATTTGTCATTAGTTCTTCCGAACAACCCGATTGTTTAATTGGCATATATGATATGTTATTGGTATCTAAAAACTCCCGAACTTCGTCATCATATATTTCGTAAAATAATTCTACATCCCGGGCGAGAACCCACATAGCCAATCCAGTAGGAGTAGTTATAATACTGTATTGATATTGGTTGTCCACGACATCGCTCAATTTCACTACCCAATATGGCGCATCTTTGGGCGTTCCTTCTAAATGAACAGTCAGTTTTCCAGGTTGAAACTTGTTTTCATAATAGGCATACCCACTAATGGTTTGCAGTTCGTTGGTCAAGGACAATTGCGAATTAACTACACTGATATTTCCGTTGGCTAGTAATCCATAATCAGCCGTAATACATTTTCCATATCCCTGGAAAGTAAAATCAAATGGTGCGCCATACACTTGAAACCAGTGTCCGATATATTTAGATACATCTAGTTCTCGAACCGTATCTGTAAGTGAATATCCGTATAATAATGAGCAAATAAATAATAATGTGCTGAATAACATTTTACAAGCTATATGATATATATACACTATATACACTATATATTTATGTATTTATGTATTTTATATAGCTAAATATATATATAACATACAATGGCTGACTGGTTCATAGATAATCCTTTTTTTTACAATAATGTATTGTTTTTTATACACCATTTCGAGAGAATATCTATATTTATAGTTATATTATTTATCATAGGTGTTATAAGAGATAAACCTGAAAGTTTTTTGGCAGCTAACTTTATAGTACAGGTATTCTTAGCGATATATTTGATATATAGGTTTAATCATTATAGAAAAGAAATCCCCCGGTTCAATGATTTAGACCGAAAAATATGCTATTATGCCGGAGTGTATATATTGACGTTCTCTTTCTTGGAGGTACTACAAACTTATACAGAAAAGTTTCGAAAACTTATCGACCCTTATACCGTTCCTATAGTGAACAAAATAAAAGGAATTGTCTCTGATACATTAATGACTGGTCGTATGGATTGACATTACACTCCACGTGTAACGCTTAATGCAAATGGATTTCCAGAAAGTGCCGAAAGCACTTCCGGGGAATTGCGGTCTAATTGAATATTTTGGTATAGACTGGACCCTTGGCTTCCTGCTAAACGTCCCATATTCGCAACATCCGGTGTTTGATATGGCATCATAGGAGCAACTGCGCGACGGTTTACAAGAGAATTATCGCGTTCAACTTGTCTCATATTGATATCACCATTCATAAGTGACATGTTGCCCGGAACCATTCGGCCTTGTATTGTGGAAGCCTTAACATCGTTATTACGTTGTCTATATTCGGCATCATATGTCCGGGTACCTTTTCGGTCTGCTCCGCCACCGGCAATACCTGCGTAATAGAAATCACTGGTAGTTTGACGAGCATTTTGTATAGCTTGTTGTTCAGTTACTGTGTAGGCACCACCATTTTGACCAGCGTTCACATTCAAATGGAACTTGGAGTTCTCCGTAGTTTCGCGTATAGTTGTGGTAGGTCTGTCCGCCGGATTAAAAATATAGGATTCCGATACGGTAGATTTTGCATTTTGATAAGGACGCAGATTTCCGACTGTGTTTTCTTTTCTGGATGGACGTATAATATCCATAACAGGTGCTATAGCTGCACCAATTGCTCCGCCAATAGCTCCGAAATATCCGCCATTTTGGTTGTTTGCAGTTCGGTTATTATTGTACGCAGTTGCTGACTTGATACCATAATCCGCTTCATGTGCCCAGTTACGACCAACGGCCGCCGCAGCCGAAATAGGTACTGCACCCAATTCAATATTGGTAGATGGCATATATTCGCCAGGAACATAGACTGCCGAATTGGGAAATCCGGCGCCTCCGG